CTGTTCTTAATTTTTCAGGGATTGAACTCGCAGGTAGGCGTTTTAATTACGTGATAGAGGCAGGTTCAACAGTTGCCAAGACCAGCGCACAGGAACAAGAACAAGCGGTTGGGCTGTATAAACTTAATGCTATTGATCGTCAAGCTCTGTTAGAAACTTTGAATTTTCCAAATTATAAACAAGTGCTTGAACGTGTAGGAGAAGGACAGTTAGATGCAGCTTTACAGATTTTAATTGATGCAGGGATGGAGAAAGAACAAGCAGCACAATTGAAACAGTATTTAATGCAACCTCAAACAGGAGTGGGGGGTGAGAAGAGAGAAGAGAGAACAATGAATGCTCAGCCTCAACCAGGGAACCCAAAATCACAGCAAGGACAACAACAAAATGCCTCTGTATGACTTTAAATGTATGAAATGTAAAAAAAGTTTTGAAAAATATCTTCCATTGAAGAAATGGGATTCACGGCCAGAATGCCCTTTTTGTGGTGGTGAGACTTTAAAACAGTTAACAATTAAGCGTGGTGGAACGCAAGATGATCACCCTGTATGGCTGAATGACTCAGTCAGGATGCAAATACAGGATACTGATAATCCGAATATTCCACCTATTGAAACAAGAACAGAATATAAACAACACCTTGAGGATACCGGTATTGTTGAAAAATCATAACCGCCCGAAAAGGTAAAAAAATCAGGGTACCTGCAATCGCAGTCCTGAAAGGAGAACACCAGATGCCAGAAAACGCAAGAAAGATTATGCCGGTAGGCTCAATGCCACCAGAGGAAAAGATTACCCCAGGAGAAGAAACCCCTGGACAGGCTCCTATTGAAAAATCAGAAGGTTCAGCTCCAACAGAAGAACCTAAGCTTTATGCCGGAAAGTATAAAACACCGGAAGAAATTGAAGCAGCTTATACTGGACTTGAAAAAAAGTTAGGGGAACAGGGCAGTCGGCTTGGTCAAGCTGAAAAAGACAAAGATTTTCTTATGTCACAAATTGAGCAGACGAAGGCGAGTACAGGGGGAAAAGCTCCTGAAGAAGTTGCCAGTCTTAATGATCAGCTTGAAGAAATACAGAGTAAAGTTGAAGAAGGTGATCTTACTATTAATGAAGGGTTAATGCAGTCTGTCAGGCTTTCAAGCAAAATAGCCTCTGATACTGCTATAAAATCAGTTCAGCAGCAGCAGCAACAGCAGGCCGTTGAATCCTCGCAAAGATCGTTTCTTTCAGAGCATCCTGATTTTTATGAGATGCAACAGGCTGGTGTTTTAGATCAGGCTAAGAGTCAATTGCCAGGATTGCACGATGACTTTTCTGCGTACTGGGCAGTTAAAGCACAGCAGGACGAGCAAACAATGCAGACAGCAGTTGCAGCAGCAAAGGAAGAAGGCATAGCAGCAGGGAAAGCAGAAATGCAGAAGATAGCATCTGGTGATACACGCACGGGGAAAGTTCTTCAGAAACCTGGAGGGCAGGCAAAAGAGATTGGACGGAGGAATAGTCCATATACTGAAAACCAAATGAAAGAAAGCGGCTTAGCAGCTTTGCTTAAAGCAAGAGGCGGTTGATTTCTCTCTTTTATAAAATTATAAGGATGTAAATAAAATGGCTTTAGAATTAACAGAAATACAGGCAATTACGGATGATTACGTGGATAAAGGTACCACGGACATTTATTTTGATGACAATGTACTATTATATATGCTTATGGCAGGCGGGAAGTTCCAGGATTCATTGGTATCAGCAGGTGAGACCGTTGATGGCGGGCAGAAGATTAGAGTGTTCCTTGAACATAACAAATCAAATACCGGAGCTTACGGAAATACAACCAAAATCCCTCAGTCCAAAGTTGACATTTTGAATGCCGCTCGGTTCCCATGGGCGGGTTATTATGCTTCGAATGCCATTGATCTCGATGATCAGGTGCAGAATTCAGGGGACGCTGCTTTGGTTTCGCTTGTTCAGGCAAAACTTAAGAATATCCAGAAAACTATCAGGGATAGCATGGGGACAGATATTTACGCTTCTGCCGCAACTGCTAATAATTTTTTGGGGCTTGGGAATCTGTTTGATACGACTACCGCTACTGCTTATGGTTCAATTGCAGAAGTTGATCTTGCAAAATGGAAGGCTAATGTTGATACTACTGCCGAAGCTATCAGTTATAAAGTTATGCAAAGTATCAGAAGGAATGCCGCAGTAGGGCAGAGCAAAAGCCAGAAGCCTAATTTGTATATTACTACAGAACTTCTGAAAGACGGGTTCGAAAGAACTCTTCAAGCAAATGTAAGATATGCGGATGTAAAGCTTGTTAATGCCGGATTTGATAATGTTTTGTTTGGTGGGCAGCCGGTTGTCGCTGATGATAAACAGGCAACAGGGCATATGGATGCTTTAAATTTGAATTATATGAAATGCCGGACACATGCCAAGTATAAGTTTACAACGCCAAAATGGGAGTATTCTAAAGACCAGCCGGATACTTTAGTTGCCAATACACGTTGGATCGGGCAGTTAACTACATCTCACAGAGCGGCTCATTGCAGGCATACAGCATTAACTGAACCAATATGATAGTTCATTGAATAGTTTGATTAAATATTAATAAATAGAGAGAGGCTTAAAAGAATTTAAGTTTCTCTCTATTTTAAAAAAGGATAAATATTATGGATCAGGATATAAATTTTCAGAGAGCGGCAGCTTTCGCAGCAGGAGCATTGACGACTTATTTTCAGGTTCCTTACAGGTGCACTGTAAGGGGAATTTCTGGTATTGTACAGGCAGACCCTGGCGATGCAGAGACGATAACAATTACCGGTGGAGCAACTATATCTGAGGCAACAGTTGCTATTGGTGTGCTTACTTTTGGGACAAACATTGCAGCAGGTGCCGTTGGTACTTGGGCAGCTGATACTACTACAGGCGGAACGGTTCTTGAAAAAGATTCTTATTTAAAGTTGGTTACTTCTGCTGCTGCCAATGCTGTGTGTAATCTCAATATAGAACTTGACCCTTATGCCCGATAATTAATATGATAAATTTAATTTAATGGGTGGAGTTATCGCTCCATTCATTAAAAGGTATAAATTTTATGGATTTCTCAGAACTTACATTAGAGGTTAATTCGATCATACAGGACAATTCATGGACTGAAGAAATGATCGAAGATCTTTTAAACAGAGCTTTAATAGCTGTATCTTCAGGGATTATTTTACCAGGGAAATTCCAGTTGTCTCCTCCATTACCTGCTTTATATTCTACAGGGACTGTACAAACCATTCTTGATAGTGGGAGCTGTCCTCTCCCTGCTAATTTTAATCGAGAGTTAATACAAGTTGTTAATCCCAAGTTTGAAGATATTCCAATAAATACTTCTTTTGTTAGTTTTTTGAAAAATAATCCGAAACAAGAAGCAGGACAAGTGAGGATAGTTGCGAGGAATGGGCTTAACTTGCTCTATAGAGACCTCCCATCTTCTATTGAAACATTAACAGTACATTATTATTCACAGCCTACAAAGATGGTTTTAAGTGGAGATATCCCTGATTGTATTCCGGAAGGACTGCATAAATCTTTATTAGTTGGATATGTTTGTGCTAATATTTTCAATCAGATTGAGGACGGCATTGAAGGGCAAAAAGTAAATACAATATTTTGGCAAAAAGAATTTCAATATGGATTAACGAATCTTGAATTTTTAATTGAGAAAGATAGTCTTCCTGATTATTATGATGATATAAACGAGAGGATAGATTGAAACCTATTACTATATTCACTGGAGCTTCAGGATTAAATACAGTTACTGACCCTGTAAGGATACCATTTAAAGGTGGGATTTCAGACTTACAAGTGGCAGTGAATGTATCTATTGACCAATCAGGGCGAGTAGCCAGAAGAACTGGTGTTTCTTTATTACAATCAGGGGATTTTCATAGTCTATTTTGTAATGGTGGGGATTGTTTCGTTATCAAAAATGATTCTCTATTCAAAGTAGCGGATGATGGAACTTTAACAGGAATTAGATCAGGATTAACAGCAGATCAAAGGATGGCTTTTGTTCAAGAAGGGGACAGAACTTATTATTCTAATGGGTATGAATTAGGCTGGATAGAAGATGGGATTTCTCATTTTTGGGATAAAGGAACGTACACAGGAGTAGATACTAATAGTTTTTTTTCTTATCCTATGCCTGGAAGTCATCTTGCTACTTTTTCAGGTAGAATTTTTGTTTCTGTTGATAATATTCTTTGGTGGAGCGAGCTTTATGATTTTGGTTTGTTTAATATGGCAAAATCGTTTATCCAATTTCATTCAAAAATTATTATGATCAAACCGGTAACAGCAGGTGTTTTCATTTCTACAAAAAAGAATACTTATTTTCTTTTAGGGGTGAATCCACAAACATGGCAAATAAAAAGACTTACAGGATATCCTGCTATTGAGTGGACTGATTCCATTGAATATATTAACGGTGTTGATCTCGGAATGGAAAATAATGGTATGTACCCAATATGGGCAAGTCCTGAAGGAACAATCCTTGGGACACCGGAAGGGCAAATAATAAATCTTAATAAAAACAAAGTAATTTATCCGGATAATCCTAAAGCAGGGTTTGGATGTGTGGTTGGAATGGATTTTATACACGGTATGGAATAGAAAAAGGAGGACAAATTAATGGCATTAAGATTATCAACAGGATTACGTAATGCTTTGTTAGACAGAAAGGCATCTGCGGTGAATCTCAAAGTAGGGGCAACTTTCTCTTTTGAATCAGGGACAGGGACAGACGGTAGGGATCGGATTGTGGACTCTGGGACCGGGGTTGCAGGGTTTATTAGGCGTGATGTTCTTACTATTGCAGGTTCAGCAAACAATAATGGGGTATATGAGATTATTGCTGTAGCAGCGGGATATCTTGAAGTAGCAGCGGGAGCATTAACAGCTGAAGCAGCAGGCGGGACGGTTATTCTTGCAGGAGCTCAGGGGGGATCTTTTGTAGATCTTTTCAGGAATTGTGTTCTTG